CTCTTTTCCATCAACTCTTGAAACTCTTCTTCATTCATGATCAGCTCCTCATTATCCATGGCACTTACGACACGGTAATAAGGAGCTTTGACCTTGTAAAATCTTTCTAATATCTGATATCTGTCACTAGAAGCCCATTCCAAACCTTTCGCTTCAGCAGGAGTGAATATATTAGTAACACTCTGATTCTGAGCATCTGGGTAATCCTCATCCATGAACTTGCTTATCTGATTGAGTATTATATCATCTTGATCAGCATCCTCTGACTCAGGAACCATACCAAGCTCAGGATAAAGATTGAGTAATTGGTCACCAGTGAGTATGGTTGAAAGTATTATACTATCAGCATCGTTAAAATATCTATCACGGCTTGTAGAAGGCACATATACCCTGAATGGATCAACCGATGTGAATTTCACTTCTCCCTTGCCAAAATCAGCTTCAGGATCAATATAGGCATACAGATATCCTATGCCTGTGGTAGAATGGTCATGGATAGCCTGTTTCAATGCTACATTACCATCAGATATCTCCCATACATAACTCATTATAATACGCCATAGCTTAGCTACCTTGACATCTGAGTCCTCCCTTGGTATAACAGTAAATGCAGGCTGCTTTGATGTGAGCATAGCCTTAAGCTTCTCCACTGCAGGGGCAACACGATCCATTGGAACAGCGGCTTGGTTACGAGATGCAAGCTCATCTACTTCGTCACCACTGAAGTGATTACCAAAGTAGAAGTCAAGATCTGTCCTAGCTTCTATCTCCCATTGTGAGCGAGCGTCCTTATAGCGGCGAAACAACTCCTCATTGATCTTTGCTCGTGGGTCTTGAGGTATAGGCATGGATACTGTAAAATATAGTGCAACAAAAAAACACGAGTCAAGTGTTTTTTTACATTATTTTAAATTAAAATCGAGCACCAGTAAGCCAGTTATATCTCTTGAGTAATGGTCTGGTCTCCTTCTTATCAAAGAGCTCTTTGCTCATTCTATCACTCTTTGGAGCTTTAGCATAGTAATCAGCATAATAAAGAGCATCCATTAGATCATCATTCTTAGGATAGGGATGTTCAAAGAACTCATCCACCAATTCTGTCATACTCCTCTTGATATGCAGTTTCTTGCTATTAACTACAGGACCAAGCGATGTTTCAAGACGATCTTCCTTTTTTATTCCCGGTGGTGGTTTAACACCCTTGAATATTCCGGGGAGTAGTCTTCTATCAGCTCTTGCCATTCTATCTACCATATCCCTTACCATCTCCTGTGCTGCTACTGTTTCAATAGTAGCTCTCTTCATAGGCTGATATTTCTTAGCCATTGCTATGATATGCTGTGGCAGATCGAATGTAGGTATCCTTTCACGGAAATACTCTATCACATAGCGGTTCTTCTCTGAATCTATACCAATGACAACGATAACCTGATAATCTGATTTCTGTGTAGCAGTAGCAGCTATATCAACACCCATATACACATTGATAGGCACATAGTCGTTATTCATCTTTATATAAGCAAATTTATCCTCTGATACAAAATTCCCGGTATAATACTGTATTCTATCTATCTTAAAGGCTGCATCTGATATATCACGAGCATCATTCATGTACTCCTGAGCAAACTTATTGACCATTCCAGCTTCAATGAACTCCTGCTTCTTAGCCTTAAGCTTTGAAAGTGGGAACTGGTCGTTCCACAGCGGCTTATCATTCTCTATTGCTCTATGGAATGTCAGATCCCATACATATTTCCGGTCCTCTTCCTGTGCCTGTTTATAGCCATCAGCCACCATTTGAAGGAAACTATCATAGTGGACTATAGTACCCAATAGCCATATCCAGCCTTCACGACCCCTAGATTCCTCTAAAGCGGGGAATACCGTAGATACTATCCACTTTTTTATTTCATCGCGTCTTTCAGGCGTTTTCGTATTCAGTTCGGATTCAAAGTCATCAAGGATTATCCCGGTATACCTAACATCTATCTCTGCTCTTCCCCTTAGCCGCTGAGATGTACCTTTTGCTATTATCCTGTCCCCTTTTGATGTGACTATGTCCTTTTCTGTCCATCTCTGCCCTGCATGGTCGCCAGCCATTGGACCAAAGTAATAACGGATCTTATCATTGTACTCAAGATGACTCTTGATATATTTCAGATGGTCAACAGCCTGTCCCTGCTCTTCTGCTACCCAAGCAATGAATTGACGCTCATCCTTAGGATAGAAGCACATTTTATGTAATATGGCAGCTTTTGCCATAATAGACTTACCAAAGCCCCTTGGTATAATATTACATATCCTCGCTCCGGGGTTTGTAGATATGAGCTTTTTTGCTATATCATAGTGGAATTGCGGTGATTTACTCTTATTAAGGAAATCTTTAGGCAGGAATGCTCTGCCAAAGTATATAAGATCAGTATATGACCTTTTGAGCACATCATCATTGAATTTTGACTCAGATGGCGGAGGAACTATATTGAATGTCTTACCCTTCTCCAAAGACACCACTCCCATCAATATCACCTATACTTACCAGCACATCATGCGGTCCATACACTGTTTTACAATATTTACAGCAATATCCCAAAGGAATGTGCCTATCATCAAACACTACCATCTTATCTATCATTTTAAGCTTTTCATCGCATATCCTGCACTTTCGTGACCTTGTTTCCACTACAGGCATAATGTCCAGACTTATATCACTGTGCAATATCTTTTTCCGCATGGGCTATCATCTTCACATCAGAATTATCTAATTGTTTAAGCTGATCCTTTGTAAAGCCCTGAAATACGGTAAGAGACTCTGTTTTCTTCTCATTAGGGAACATTCCTGCGATCTTCATCAGCATTTCTATAGCCCTGAGTTTATCTGAATCCCTACCGTCACCATTGTCTATGATATACTTAGCATTGTGCAGTAAGTACTCTTCATCAATACCTACCTTCCCAAGCATCTTCTTTGTCTCTTCGCTGATCAATGTCTTTATTCTCCTAGTTTTAAACAGTGCATTTGACATCTTCTTTGCATACTGCGTATTATTTGTAGGGAATGCACGTATATAAGCTTCATCAGGCTGCATTCCATTAGCAACGTATTTAGCAAATATTATCTCTTTTGTATTGGGTTTTTCCCTATCATGCCTCTGTTCACTGCAAAATTTGTTCTTAGCAAAGGAATATATGTTCTTTGGGGGTTTTCCACCCATCATAACATTCTTACCTGTCCTATAACTTCCAAGCATGGTCCTTACATATTCCTTGCCATCCTTGAATTTGCCCCTTTTCAGTATACGGCATATCTGATCATCATCAGTTTTGGCGTACTTTCCTTCTGGAGCATCACGCCAATTATTGAAATATCCAACATTGCCATCTTCAATGAACTCCTTTTCGCTACTATAGAGCGTTTCTACACTACTTCCTATCTTCTTGCTTAGCACGCCACACCCGACCATATTAATATTTTCACCTAACCTCCTCCTCCGGACGCACTATTACTTATTACCATCTATCTCCTTCCCCCATATGAATGTCTTACCATTAGTTATATCTACTACATCCAGCCTGAACTCACCATTTGGGAAGAAATCCATGATCCCAAATGCATGATACCAGTTAGTCTGCCTGCCTTTAAGCCACATATTGGCTTCTCTTGACATATCTTTGAGACAACCCATAGACCATGCATGATGAGCTCCATCAACGTGAGTAACGCCATGTCGCTGTACATCATGAGTATGACCATATATTATGTTCTTACCCAGTTTCTCTGCATGTTGTTTGGTATGGTACATGGTGGTATAATGACCTCCATGGTAGAAATAAGCCTTCCCGATGCGGAAAAGCTTGCCATACGGGAAATATCCATAGTCCCTTTCCTTAAGTCTCATAATATCTTTGAATCTGTACTGTTTAAGATAGGGATACTCTTCAACAAAGAAATTCAGCCAGTTGTCATGATTGCCCTCTATCATCCACTTTTGATCGCATTTAACCTTTTTAAGAGCTTTATCAAAGCGATCTAAGCCTTCATTGACTGCTATCTGGTCTTTTTCAAGATCTTCTATCACATATTCAAGAGGAGGGCGTTTTCTACGTTTATATTTGAATGGTGATACTGATTTCCATTCTCCTATATCCCCTAGACATATGAACATCTGCGGCTTAACAAGAGCAATAGCCTTGATAACACACTCTATTGCAGGGTCATACTGCAATGGGAAGTGTACATCGGGTATTATTACTGCTCTGCCGTATCTATTTTTTTGTTTTACCATTCTTCTTCTTGTATAAAACTATGTTATTGTCCTTTCTTGACATTTTTGTGGGCATATCGTCCCTTGCCATTGCTATTGCTATTCTTCCTTTGTTCTTTTTGAATACATCTGCACCCTTTCCTATGGCTTCTATGACAATTAGATGCCTTAATTGGCAATCACAGCACCACAAATGAAAGAATGACTCTGCATCAACACAAAAAGCATCATCATCGAATGTTTTGATATCCATTTTCTACTCCCGGTATAACAATATTGTTAAAATAGTCGCACCCATCAGCAACAATACATGGTTTACCAGCTAATTTAGCATCCAATCGTACAAATAGTCCACTATCTTCTCTATACATCATTGCTCCAAGGCAGTTGCCATTGTCCCAATTAGCACAATATCTCCTAGCAATTGAGATGATCTTCGTCTTTTGAGACCCCACAGGGCAAATATAAGGTTTTTTTGCGATATGATACAAATGATTTGTTTTTTATAAAATTTGGTAGTATATATATATATATATATTATATATCTCTACTCTTTCTCTTCTCTATTCTCTCTATACTCTCTCTATATCTCTATATCTATATGCTGCTATAGAGCAAAAACTGAAAAAATTTGCAAAAATATAAAAAAAAGTTGAAAAATAGAAAAATAGGTGTACAATGTGTGCTCCTCTTTTATCCCCCCGCCAACCCCCCCCGGCGAGTTCTAAATTGTCAGCTTTTTAGTTGAAATTCGTAATTATTTCAATGTGCTGTTCAAAATGTTACACGCAAGATTTATACGTACTAAATCAATGTAGTTTAGTACGTAAATCTTGGTCAATTAACAGCGTTTATTGTGCGTAATTGATCAAGCTAAACCATCAAGCCAGTAGGTGACACGATGCGCCAGCGCTGGCTGATCCCTGGCATATCTGGACCAGGGCGCGATCCGGCGATCTTTCGCTGCGGGGTCATCCGGTCGGATGGTATTAAGCCTATATAAAAGGAATTTGACCCCGTCACTGGCCTATAACGGAACCGGTGATGATCCACCAATCAAAAAATAAATCAAACAAACTTAAAGTATCGGTTGAACTAAATTTATATAATCCGTAGATTTGACCAAGACGGTACTTTCCGTTGAAATATGAAAGGATGTAATCAAATGACTAACACAACCGAAACAGACTTGATTCCTACACAGGAACCAAGTCTTGTTGATGATGTGCGTAACATGGTAACAGAAGTAGAACCTACTGCAATCCATGTAAGTCTTGTCGATACACTACCCTGCTATGAACAAGCATTAAGTCTTGAAGATTCTACAGCAATTCCAAATCTTAAATGGAATGCGCTGTTGTTTAAGCTTCAGGATGGTAATGAAATGATTGACATAGCTACCCTTGAAGCACGCTTAGAAGTACTTGGCGATGCTGGAATGCGTCCACCAAAATCATCTGGTGTAGGTACTTCAAATCGTAGTGACCTTGAAAACAAGGTTGCACGTGAAGTATTAGCAATCTTCAATGTGTACAAGGCGCAACTAAAGGCTATCAACAAAAAGCCTTTGTTGTACTTTAGATCAATTCCAGTAGACGTTTTTGACGTATTGGAAAAGGGTACTGACGAAGAAGAATAACGCACTTAATCATCATCTAACACAATAAAGCCCGGTATTCATTTACCGGGTTTTATTTTGATTAACTCCTGCCCAACACATGAAAAAAAAAGTGAGGACTAAAAATAACATGAATAAAGAAGAAGCTCGTGAAATTTCTGGTTTAGTTATTGAGTATCTTGAAGCGTTGCACAAAATGCAAGACGTTAAATTGAACTTAATGAATGAAATACACAGCATTAATGAAGTACACACGCCTGGATGGAGTTTTAGTATAAAGGCTTTCGCAAGAGCTCTTATAAACATATTACAGATTGATTATAAGAGTTCTGAACATGTGCGTTTAATACGTGCGTATGATAACGTGTACAGATAAGGATATTAAGTAATGAATACAAGTGAGCACGCTGTTCACCTCACCATCAAAAGAGGATCACATACAGTACTCATTGAAGTAGGTGCTAATGA